AATATTATTTTTTTTAAAATATTATTATTATTTACCAAAACCAACCACAATTCTTTTTGGTTTTTCTTTTTTTTGAACGCTTCGCATTCTTTGTCTTTTTTCCGCCTTTTACACTTTTTCCAAGAACCCAATTCGCCATTTGTTCAGCTTTACGTTCTCCATTATAATATTCTATTTTTCCATTACCACCTATTTTAAATATTGTAGGCACTCCACTATATTTTAATGCAGGGTTATCTTTTTCAAATTTTTCTAATTCTTTTTTATTTTTTGTTGTTTCAAATTCAACAATTTTAACTTCACCAACCATATCTTTCATTTTTTCCCAGTCATGAGCCATTGAAGTACAATGTCCACAACCATTATTATATATTTTGCCTACAGTTATCATTAATATATAATAACATTACAAAATAAATATAGACGTATATATTTATTTTATGCATGCAATTTATTATTGATAATAGAGAACATACGCTTATTGAATCATGCAAAAGATATATTGAATCCATCGAAAAAAAAATAACTGTCGATGTCCAAACATTACCATTAGGCGACGCCATTATACGCAAACAAGATAACGACATAGTTTGCATTGAACGCAAAACAATAGATGATCTGTTAGCAAGTATCAAAGACGGTCGTTACGAAGAACAATCACATCGTTTATCAAATGCAAGTGGCTTGCACATACATAATGTTTTGTATATTATTGAAGGCATTTTTCGGTCGGCAAATGATAAAAAATTGGTGTATTCTACTATGACTTCTCTAAATATTTTCAAAGGATTCAGTATAATGAGAACAGATAATGTCAATGAAACTGCTCAATTTTTAGTTACAATGTGCGATAAAATTGGACGCGATTTCGAAAAAGGTAAAATACCTAAATATTATTCTGTTAGCACTAATGAGAATATAGTTGAAGGTACAGAGACATCTTTAATCGCATCATATTCAACTGTTGTTAAAAAAGTGAAAAAAGAGAACCTGACAACTGCTAACATGGTAGAAATTGTGTTGTGTCAAATTCCAGGAATCAGTTCAAAAACTGCTGCTGCAATTATTGCGAAAAATAAGGCGGACGGCGGAGGTTCTCTTTTACAATTATTGAAATGTTTGGAAAATAATCCGGCATATTTGGATGATATATTGTTAGAAACTGGGCGAAAAATGAACAAGAATTGTTCGGCTAAAATATTGGAATTTTTATGCAAACACTGATTTTACGTCTCCAATTCCTGCGTGAACACTGGTTGAAATACCTACACCTCGTTTCGGATCAATTCCATATGGCATAACAACATTGTCAGCATATTTGCCTGAATCCACTGCGTCTTTCGTATATAAAACGCCGCCCCAATTTGCGTCCATTGGGTTATCACTTAGTTCGGAAAAACTGGTTGATTGATGAATTTTATCTAAATTTGTGTATACTCCTATGTATTGACCTGTAGGATCAAACCCAGCATACATGTTAGTATTAAAATCGGTATTTTCGCGACTTGCATCTTTTACATTAACGGGTTCTTGATTTTCTTTAGAATTAGAATTAGGTGTTTGAATTATATATGGCGGTTGCTGTTGTTGGTGCATTTTAGGTTTTGTAGAAGGATCTTGATATTTTGGTTCAAATTGTTGATATTGTTGAGGAGGCATGTTCACCATATATTCGAAATAATTTGGGTTTGGATTCATTACATAAAAATACCATCCTGCTAAAAATGTTATTAATAGAAACATGAAAAATACTGGTTTCGCTAATTTTGATTTCATTTATCTATAAATAATGGAGATAAAATTTGGTATTATCAAAAAGCATTTTAATAAACAACATAAATATTATTCTTATTTTGATGAATATGGATACAACTCCTTCTGTTCAAAAAAGAAAGAAAAAAATACAAACACCTGTTTTCTCTTCTGATTCACAAGATTCGAAACCAGATATCAAAAAAAGAGGAAGAAAACCAAAAGGCGGCAAATTAATTGAAAAACCCATACAACAACAAATTGTACCTTCGCAAATTGTAAATGTAATTATGCATTTGAAATGTTCACTTAAAGATTTGAATAATGAACCTGTTAGTGTTGTTAAAGATCCTCTTTCATATGATCCTGCGATACCGCCTGAAATAAAAACATATAATGAAACAATGCCTACAAAACAATTCGCTATTTACGATGATTCGACTAGAAAAAATGAAAATATTGCATATAGAGAACCGGTTTGTCAAAAATGTTGTTGTGATAATAATTCGATGACTTCGATAAGTGGTTCAGTGAATCCAATAAATTCTGTTAGCAAAACACCTGATGAAGATGAATATCCTGAAATAACAATGAAAGATATTCATATGAAATTGAAGCAACTTAGAATGCAATACTGCAAGAATTATCCTGTTGAAAAGAAATCGGCATGCTTTTGGTGCACCTATGAATTTGATAATCCTGCATGTTTCATTCCCAAATATGATATGAATAATACTATATTTGGATATGGTTCGTTTTGTAGACCTGAATGTGCCGTTGCATATTTATGGCGCGATAATTTGGACGATTCTACTAAATTTGAAAGATATCATTTATTAAATCAAATATATGGAAAAGTTTATGGATTCAAGAAAAATATTAAACAAGCGCCTGATCCACATTATCTTTTGGACAAATTTTATGGAAACATGACGATACAAGAGTATCGCAAATTGCTTAAAACCGAATATTTGCTGCAAGTATTGGAAAAACCGATGACGCGTATTTTGCCGGAGGTGCATGAAGATAACGACGATTTTTTGCTGAATGTTTACGGTGGTGTTAAACCGCAAATACAGAATACTGGTGGAGTTTATAAAGTGAAGAGGCAGAGCGAGAAACAGAAAGGACCTACTAAAAATAGTATCGCGAGGAGTAATTTTGGATTGAGTGAATAATTTTATTATGAAAATTTTATATATTACATCGTCCAAAGACAAAGTATAGTCGCTGACAAAAATAATTTTTAGGTACCAAATTTATTTTTGGTCGGTGTAATTGCTAAAACGAGGTAAACGACGGCGGGAGTACAAAGTTTCATATATATATATTATAGTGTTTTTGGGGAATGTATTCAGTTATGTTTATGTAAATAAAAATATTATATCTTGTTCAAAAATAGCATTTGTATTATTTTACTTATGCATTCGGTTTTTTTGTTATATTTATTTTATAACCTGCATTTTTTATTGCTGATAATTGTTCTTTAGTTAATGCTAAAATTTGATTTTTATTTAATGATGATATTTGATCTTGTGTAAATTCTCTGAAATAACTAGGGTCTATTAATTTTATTTCTTCTGGTGTAAAATTATTTATTTTTATTTCTTTAATATTCTGAATAAACCACAATTTGTTAAAATTATTAGCTGCTCTTGAATCTTTATATTCGAACAACCCAGAAAACATATAATTATCACGATTGAAAAATAAATTTCTAGGATCATCCATACTTGGTTTCTTAGGCAAATTGTATATTTGTTCTGAAGTTAATTTATTAATTTCAGGTATATCAAAATTAAAAGATGATTCTTTTTTTCTGTTCTCTAAAATTAATCTTTGTTCTTCAACAGTCAACCCTTCTGTAAATCCTTCCTGCTTATACCATTTTGACGTCGACGACCCTAATACTTTCTTTCCATTTATTGCCATTATTTCAACTCCAATTAGCCATACTAGAGCAGCAAATAAATATGGCAAAACTACTAAACCCCAAGATACCCATTTGAACCCCTTCTTACATATCCAATTCAAAATAAAAGTCCAAAGACCAATGAATGCAACATGGAGTAAAATACTCACCATGCTAAAACGCATATTCAAGACTAGCGCAATAATTGCTAAAACGAGGTAAACGACTGCGGGAGTACAAAGTTTCATTAATATATACATATATATTAATAAAATACCAACAATATAAAATTATCTTCTTATTGTTGGTGTTGGTGTAGGAAATGATAGTTTTTTATAAAAATCAGCAATTCCTTTATGTATTAGGTTTGATTCTAATTCTTTAATTTGTTCTGGTGTAACTGCTGCAAGTTGTTCTGGTCTTAATGCAGCAATTTGCGTTGGTATTAATGTAGAAAATTGAGATGGTGTAAATTGAGCAATTTGCATTGGTGTAAATTCATTGATATTGTTTGCAGTTCTGTCTTTGTAGCATGCCGAGTGCGACGGAAAAAAGCCATATAAACTTATTTCACGAATTTGGTCTGATGTTAACTCCTTAAGTGCTTTTGGATGAAAACTAACATACATATTTAATGTTTTTATTTGTTGTGGTGTAAATGCTTTAATTTGTGTTGGTGTAAAACTTTGAATTTTTGCATACCCATATTCGTCTTCTTCTTTTTCAAATGCTTTTAATTGGTCTGAAGTTAATGCTTGTATTTGTGCTGGTGTTAATGCAGCAATTTGTGCTTTTGTTAATGTTTTTATTTCTGCTGTTGTCAATCCCTCTGTAAATCCTTCCTTTCCATTTATTGCCATTATTTCAACTCCAATTAGCCATACTAGAGCAGCAAATAAATATGGCAAAACTACTAAACCCCAAGATACCCATTTAAATCCCTTCTTACAGATCCAATTCAAAATAAAAGTCCAAATACCAATAAACACTACATGTAAAAACACACTTAGGAAGCTACATTGCATATTGAATATCAACGCAATTATTGCTAAAACGAGGTAAACGACGGCGGGAGTACAAAGTTTCATTAATATATATATATATATTAATAAAATACCAACAATATAAAATTATCTTCTTATTGTTGGTGTTGGTGTCGGAAATGCAGCACGTTGTGCAGGTGTAAATTTAGAAATTAATGTTGGTGTAAATAATGATATTTGTCTCGTTGTAAATGCTGATATTTGAGATGAACTAAATCTTTGTATTTGTGATGATGACAATTCTGCAAGAAATGTTGGATTTAATGCTGCTATTTGTTGTGGTGTAAATGAATCTATTTGCATAGAAGAAAATTGCATCATTTGTTTTTGTGTAAAATTTGCTATATGTTCTGGTTTAAATGCTTGAAATTGTTCTTTTGTAAATTTAACTAAATAAGACATTCTTATTTCAGGTATTGGTGAATTAACACGATTAGTAGGATAATTTTGTATATCTGTTATTGTTATATTTGCAACATATGGAGTAATTATTGTCCAAAAATCTTGAAATTGTTTTTGTGTAGGACCACTTGTAGGTAAATTTAAAGGAAATAAAAAATCATTATCACAGAATATAATATATTTAAACATTGTTAATAAAAAATTATTATTTTCCGCCAATTTTCTGAGTTGATCTTGTGTTAATGCTTTTACTTGATCTAGTGATAATAATTTATATTGTTCAGGTCTAAATGCAGCAATTTGTGTTGGTGTAAATGCAGCAATTTGTGTTGACGTAAATGCAGCAATTTGTGTTGACGTAAATGCAGGAATTTGTGTTGGCAAAAATGCTTTTATATCTACTGGTGAAAATGCAGCAATTTGTGTTGACGTAAATGATTGTAATTGTGCTGTTGTAAATGCTTGTATTTCTGATGTTGTATATCCTTCCCTAAATCCTTCTTTTCCATTTATTGCCATTATTTCAACTCCAATTAGCCATACTAGCGCAGCGAATAAATATGGCAAAACGACTAAACCCCAAGATACCCATTTAAATCCTTTACTACAGATCCAATTCAAAATAAAAGTCCAAAGACCAATGAATGCAACATGGAGTAAAATACTGACCATGCTAAAACGCATATTGAAGACTAACGCAATAATAGCTAAAACGAGGTAAACGATGGCGGGACCACAAAGTTTCATCAATATATATATATATATATATTAATAAAATACCAACAATATAAAAATATTGAGCCATTTATTAAACAAATGATAATTGCATCTAATCCAATCGGCGGTCTAGGAAATCAACTCTTCCAAATTTTCGCTACATTAGCAT